GCTGGGTTGATTAAAAACGTTACCGGGAAAGGGTGGGTTCGCACATGAAAGTAAAAACATCAGAGCTTAGCGGTAATAGCCGCGAAGAGTTTGAATATTGGGTTGAGGAGTCATGTGCATTGCCTTGGGGATACTTGAAAAAACAACGCACTCTAAGCGGTGGTTACTCCATCCAAGTTTATTCATACATGTGGTCTGCATGGAAAGCCTGCACGGAATCGATATCCGCAAAGCTTGGCTATGAGGTAGACATTCCCGACGAGCTGATGGAGGTGGGAGAGTGATGGAAGGTCGCGTAAAAATAGCCCTGTACGCTCTCAACGAGATGCATAAAGCATCCAGCAGTTGGCTTAAGCTGGCCGGTGATGCCTGCTTTACAAAAAAACGTGGATTTGCACTCAGGATGGCGCTTCGCAGAAAAGCGCAAGGCATCGTATTCCACGATCGTATTCTTAATGGCAGAGAAATCGGAGGTGGGCATGGAAGAGTCACGGAAACAGTTTGAAGCGTGGTTTCCAAAAATGGTTAACGGGATGCCGGACGGAATGATTGAGGCATTCGACAAGATGCTTTTTACCGCATGGCAGGCAAGCCGCGCAGCTATCGAAATAGAGTTACCGAAATACCACGACTACACAAACCAGGACACAACCAGAGCGCAGGCTGAAAAGTCAGCATACAACTCTGGCGTATACGATAGCGCCAACTCCATCCGCGCCGCTGGTCTTACAGTAAAAGGGGACAGGTGATGACATTGCGTTGCCTGATTTACGGGCACGATTTCAGTCAGTACCAAAACACCATCAACAATGGAACTCATTTTGTATGTAGCAAGTGTGGGAAGACTATCTATCACTCCACAGTAGCCTGGAGGACCGATGAAGCAAACATACCTGCTTCGAAGCGAAGCAATCAGAAATAACGCCATAGACACAATTCTCTCATTACCAATCGACGACAAGTCACCTCACGAAATCCACGTTAAAGAGCCCAAGCGCACCAAAGCGCAGAACGACCGTCTCTGGCCGATGCTTCAGGACGTCTCGCGTCAGGTTCTCTGGCATGGACAGCGGTTAGCGCCTGAAGACTGGAAAGACATATTCACCGCGCTATGGCTGAAGACGAAGAAGCTTGAGCAACGAAGCGTACCCGGCATTGACGGCGGCGTGGTGCTGCTCGGCGTTCGTACCAGCAAAATGCGCAAAGCCAGCATGACGGAGTTAATCGAAATCATGTTCTGGTTCGGCGCTGAGCGAAACGTCAGGTGGAGTGATGATTCTCGCCGGGAATACGAATGGGCCCAACGAACAGGAAAAGCAGCATGACCGACAAATCAAATACCCCGCCAGAAGACAAAGACAGATGGCGCACCCCGCCTGAGATATTTCACGCACTGAACGCTGAGTTCTGCTTTGTGCTGGATGCAGCTGCAAGCGTCGATAACAGTCTGTGCAACCACTTCATCACCGAATATCAGGACACGCTCAAAACGCCGTGGAATGAAGTGATGCCGGATATCCCCGGATATGCCTGGTTTAACCCCCCGTACAGTAAGCCGATGCCATTCGTGAAAAAGGCTGCGCAGGAAAACGCGGATCACTTCACCGGATGCGTGATGCTACTCCCGGCAGATACGTCCGTCGCATGGTTCAGGGAAGCCATAAGCACAGCCCATGAAGTACGGTTTATCACTGGCGGCCGGCTGTCATTTCTGAACGCAGCTACAGGCAAAGCGGTAAACGGAAATAACAAGGGCTCAATGCTGGTTATCTGGCACCCTTATCTCCGCTCCGGAGAATGCAGACTCACAACAGTCGAAAAAGGAAAGTTGATGGAATTTGGCAGGCGGATCATCAACCGGATAACAAAGGCGGCGGCATGACACGACGACGAAGCGTTACCCAAATCGCGATAGACAATATGATTTTTCGCGTCACCACCCGCACTAAACGCAAGCCAGAACTACCACCATCACAAATATTAACTTTCAACTACACGTCTCACCTGGCGGATATCCGCTGGCTGCGCGAGCGTGCACGGAGGAAACATGGTAATAACTCGATACGGTGAAATTACATTCAATCACTTCATGGATAACCCGTCATGGGCGGCTGCGGCAGGATACGACTTTAATTTTATCGACTGCATATCAGCCTCAGCTCAATGTGTATTTAACATTGGCGGAAATCTGGCAAATGAAATTCTCGATATTCCTGACGCCGAGGTTAGAGAGCTTCCTGCATTCATGATCAAGATGCTCCTTGGCTCGTTGATTCTGGCTGTAATGGTTTTTTGTTATCCCATATTTGCGATTGCTATCTACTTCAGGTGCAAGAGCATGACCAGGAAATACAAGGACGATTACAGCGAAATAGTGAGTCATAACCTGCGATTCTGGCAGCAAAGAGTGTACAGGAGGAGCATGAATGCTAACTCCTGAATCTTCCCACCATTACGAACAGCAATCCATTACCAGCGCTGGTTACTGCTGTAGCTGCACTAATCCATTAGCTGAAGACGAAACCTACAGTTGCGAATCCTGTGCTCTGGAGAGCGTTGTCTATCGCGACCCCAATCTACACATGACGGACGAAGAAGATGGCTAAACCTAACTCACCTGGCAAGCCCTACACGAAGCGTGAGACGGACTACATCAGGCGCGTCGCCGGAAAGGTGCCGGTGGATCTGATAGCTGAAACCCTGAATCGCACACCATCAGCAATAAAGCAATGGGCAAGCGCTAACGGTGTGCATCTTCGCGTACCTCATAAAATCATGGTTAAGCACTGGAGGGAATATGTCTCGCAGCATCAGACGGCGATGTAAAAACGAAGAATGCCGGGAGTGGTTCCACCCCAAATTTGCGAATGTATGGTGGTGCTCACCGGAATGCGGAACAAAACTGGCGCTGGCAAAACGGAGCAGAGAGCGAGAGAAGGAGGAAAAGGCAGCAGACAAAAAACGACGACGAGAAGAACAACAGCAGAAAGACAAACTCAAAGTAAGACGCCTCGCATTAAAACCCCGTAGTTACTGGATTAAGCAAGCCCAGCAAGCAGTAAACGCCTTCATCAGAGAAAGAGACCGCGACTTGCCATGCATCTCGTGCGGAACGCTCACGTCTGCTCAGTTCGACGCTGGTCACTACCGTACAACGGCAGCAGCGCCACAACTGCGGTTTGATGAACGCAATATATCGAAGCAATGCATCGTATGTAATCAGCATAAAAGCGGAAATCTCGTTCCGTACCGTGCTGAGTTAATCCGGCGCATAGGCATAGAGCAAGTCGAGGCAATCGAATCTGACCATAAGCGCCATCGCTGGACTACCGAAGAGTGCAAAGCGATTAAGGCGGAGTATCAGCAGAAGCTTAAAGACCTGCGTAACAGCAGAAGTGAGGCAGCATGACACGTGAATACGTCAAGAAAATCCATTACCCGTGCGAAACAGCGGCAATCTTTCAGGATGTGCTTTTCGTCATGCGGGTTAATCACTACTCGGAACTTCTAAATCAGGCTGACCGGGCTGCTGAGTTTTATCTCGGCCATTTCCCATATGCGACGCTGGAAAACATCCGTGAAGGCATCCGCTACAGCTTTGGCGGCCTGTACCTGACCGATGACCAGTTAATCCGGGAGGCTGCATGAATATCTATGAACGGGTAGACGGAAGTAAATACCGGAATATATGGGTGATTGGCGATCTGCATGGCTGCTACTCAAATCTGATGGGCCAGCTCGACTCTTTGCAGTTCGATCCGGCGCAAGACCTGATTATTTCAGTTGGCGACCTGGTAGATCGTGGGGCGGAAAATGTTGAATGCCTCGACCTGATTACTCAGCCGTGGTTCAGAGCGGTACGTGGAAACCATGAACAGATGATGATTGATGGACTGAGTGAATACGGGAACGTAAATCACTGGCTCTGCAATGGTGGCGGATGGTTTTTCAATCTCGACTATGACAAAGAAATTCTGGCGAAAGCGCTGGTCCATAAAGCCGCAGAATTGCCGCTGGTTATCGAGCTATCCACTAATGGCAAAACGGTTGTGGTTTGTCACGCTGATTATCCTTCTGATGAATACCAGTTTGGCAAGCAAATCGACACTGAGATGGTTATCTGGAACAGGGAAAGAATCAGCAATTCTATGGATGGGATAACGCGTGAAATATCCGGTGCCGACCTGTTCATTTTTGGGCACACGCCAGCCCGCAAGCCTTATAAATACGCCAATCAACTCTATATCGATACCGGTGCCGTGTTCTGCGGCAACCTGACCGTTGTCCAGGTGCAGGGGGATAAATCATGCCTGATGTAATCAATCTCAATTCAGCACAGCAGCGCCACAAAGACCGGGAGATGCTGAAGACCATCGAAGCAGCTTTGCAGTTTAACGAGGACTCAAGACTGAGACTGGAAGAGGCGAGGCGGGAACTAATCAACAGGCTGGGGATTAACAAGCCGGACGGCCCGGAGGATGCAGCGTGAGGACGAGAGAGCTAAACCTAAACAAAGAACAGCATGACTGGCTCAACGGCTGGCTTGAATTATGGGGGGCATGGGTTTACTCAGGCAGACTTGAAAAGCGCATGAGCAGCGTTATAGCGCAGTTCATGGAGAAGGTTGAGCCGTCCAGGGTAATGACGCGGCCAATGTGCAATGACGATGACGGAATGTTGATT